TATATAAATCAACGACTTACGAGAACTGGCACGATTCTATTATGCTTATATAGTGAGAGCCTAAAAAATTCTCGCATCATCAATCAATAGGAGTAAATGGAAATGACACAACAACACAACGCTAGAGAGATTTTGGTAATCGTGGCTGACTGGTTAGGTTGGCAAGATGAAACCCTGTCAGACGGCCTTAAAAGCCCTAGAGATGCCCTCAAACTATGGGAGTATGCCCAATCGCACCCAGACCTTCACGAAATGGCAGACCAGTGGCATCCAAAGATTTTGCGTTATGTCCTTGGTTATAACCCACTGCAAGCCTTAGATGATGAATTTCTAAGCAGACCAGAAGAGCAAATTTAAACCCAAGCCCTTCGGGGCTTTCTCAATCTTTTTAATAGGTGTAAATATGACAAATGAAGATAAAGAACTGCTAGCAAAATGCTACATGAACGCAAACAATGCCATTAAACGCAATGCCGTTACTGTAACGATTGAGCCGCACGGGTGGTTCAAGATTAAATTCCATGTTGGGCAAAACACCACATTGACTAAACACACGGCTCGTGTGCGGGCATCTCGCCTAATTTATGGGCTTTCAGAACTCACCGAGAGATTGACTAAAAATGAGGTGAAAGCATGAAACAAACCCTTTTAGACCTCTTCGCCTCTATCTTGCTTGGCCTTTGCTTTTCAGCCTTAGCCCTTGCTTACTTTGATTGTCTGACCTACTGACAATGCAACCTCTAGCCCATCCTTACGGGTGGGTTACTGGGTGCAATAGTGCATCATTTCAACTTTAAAAGGTGTCAATAATGAAATTCAATTTAAAGCGCAAAGATATCCGAGCCATGCTCCACTTGTCCGCAAAAAAGGACATTCGATATTATCTCCAAGGTATCCATGTAGTCCAAAATAATCGAGGCACTTACTTGGAAGCAACAGACGGGCATGTAATGGGTAGATTACTAATCAACCATGAAGCACATTCTGAGCAACAAAGTATTGTCTTACCCTCTGAGCAACTCTTAAAACTCAAAGGCACAAAAAAGACAAGTGATGACTGGTTGCATTTCACAGTTAATGGTCAGGCGGTAGAGTGTATAGATGGAAACCAAGTTTTACGCTTCCAAGCCCACGATGCCCGCTTCCCTGACTGCGATAGAGTTTTACCTTTGGTAATCAAATCAGAGGAAATTGCTCCGAGCAACTTTAACCCTGACTTACTTGTCCGCTTTGTAGATGTTTCAGAGGAACTTTGGGGAAAACGACAAGTTCCACAAATAACACACAGAGGAATGTCATCAGGAATTGTCAGTTTTTCTCACATGGATGACCATTTTGTCGGCGTGATCATGCCAATTCGTGTAGAGGGTTCTGCGGTAGTTCCTGAATGGTGCTATGCGCCCGCAGTTAAGGCGGTAGAAAATCAACCAGTAGAGGCTTAAGAGTTCAGACTGCTAACCCTTACGGGGGTTAGTGGCCTGCGCTTTGCAGGGTTTTTTAAAAGGTGTCAATATGGAAAATGAATTCAAAACATGGCTCAAAGATAATTATTCTCAAAATGAATTAGCAGATATTGCTAACCATGGGTGCTCAGGTGGCGTAGGTGGCATGATCTACTATCGAGAGACTGAGGCCATTTATAGAAAATACGCCCACGAACTGCACGATATATTGGCAGAATATAAGGATCAAGTTGGAAATTATCCCGATTATGTGATCGATGAATTAGGCCATTTCCCTAGTTTTGCCAATGCGGTTGTCTGGCTTTGTGCTGAGATGGTGGCGCAGGAAATTACTCAGGGCGAATACTCAGAGGTGACAGAATGACCTACATTCAGCGAAGAGGTGACGGCTACCTTGAAACAGTAGACGAATTCAACACACGAAAAGAAGCAAGGGCTATGCTCGCAGAGTATTCCCTGAGTGACCCATACGGGCATTATTATTTGAGTTCACGGGCTTGCAAGGGGTGGAAATAATGACAAATCCGAATGAATTAAAAAAGATTAAAGCCTTTGTGCGGGGCATTATTGAAGGCATAAAAGACACCCATGAGCCAGAAGATATAGATTTTTATCTAGAGGATTATTGGAACGCATGGGATGAAACTCTAGATGTAAATATTTGGCTCGATGAATCAGACCCGCAGAGGTATATAGCCACACTTTATCGAGTAGTTGACGGGGTGCGTGATGATGAAACATTTCAAAGGCTAGATTATTTATGATTTACGCCACTATCGCCCTAATCCTTCAAATTATCCTAAAAAGAAAATAATCTCTTAACTCACAATTTAAGCCCGCCATGTGCGGGTTTTTCTTTGCCTATTTTTAAGCCATTAAAGCCCTTGAGTGTCTCTCTATGTATGCCGACATAAAAATAACGCCTAGAAAGCCCGTTTTAATGCGTTCTTGGGCTATTCGTGTGGGTGTTGGTCAGTAGTTGAAACTGTAACCAGTCCGATGTGCCGTAAATCCATCTCTGTATTCAGCCCCAAATTGTAGAAATGGCTTGCCCACATTACTGCAATTCTGAACCCTTCATTCATATTGCCATCACCTAAAACGCTTAATATTTTGCGTTCTTGGGGTGTAGTCAAGAACAATCTATGCGGTTTTGTCTCTTGTTTTTCCATTGATGCAATCCCGCCAATATTCTGCTATGAGTAACGATTCAGCCAGGTTTATATCCTTTTTGCGTTTTAGTGGTGCTTCAGGCCATAGCATACGGGCGCAATCTAAAGCCTCGTTTTTATCGCTTGATAAGTGAAAGTGCTTTTTCCATTTCTGAGGGCTTACCATGTGCAACGGGTAATTAGTTAACTCACAGACCGCCGTTATAACGCCCACAGCACGCCCAAATTGAAATGTAGATGCTACCCCTTGATTTGGCATTGAATGGACTAATTCACAGCAGATTTCAGCCCCTTCTTTTGGGTCAACCAAGCGCAGAATCATGTTTTTGAACACCATTGGCAGAATGTGCTTATCTTGGTGCTCAATCATAAAACTGTCTAGGTAATCCCCATTTGGGTCTAAAGCACCAACTGCGCCTGAGACACTACCTGGGTCTATGCCCAGCCAAATACTCATTTCCAAAACCTCTTTAGTAAATCTGTCGCAAAGTGCTTTTGATACTCTTTTGGCTCAGCCTTAATCAGTCTACGGGGCTTCTGAGGTAATACGCCTTTGTAAACCTCCTCCTTTGTCCTGAAAAGGGAAAAGCACATATTGCACATTCTTCTGCGATAGGTGAATTCCTCATGTTGGATTGTCTCGGTAATCCTATTTTTGTCTGATTGGCATTTAGGGCATTTCATTCTTTAACTCCTTAATTCGTTGTGCTACCAAGATACCTAGAGTAGGAAAATCCTTCTTCAGTTCCTTGGTTCTCCATCGGGCTTGTTCTATCGATGCGGGATTCATTGCCATTAAAGCGTAATGGTTCGTCAAATACTCCAACAATGTCTCCCGTGAGTCGTAGGGCTTCATTTGTGATAAATATGGACATTGGCTCTCTATCGGTTCTGATTCGGTCAAGGATGGCATGGGCTTCATTTTTGGTCACTATTTTTTCTCCAAGATGTTTATTACTTCTTGTAGTTTTTCAATTCCCGCATCAATATATCCATTCTGTATTAGAACTAAAGCGTCAACTAATAATTTATGTATTGTTTTTTTATACATATTTAGTCCCCACAAAAGCAAGGAATGGTGTCATCAGAAAACATTTGCATTTGATTTTTGCTAAATGTTTGTATTTCTTGGTAACTTGTGGAGTTCTTGCGGAATGAAATCAGGGCTTTATTCTCAAATTTTGAGTATTCTTTCATTTTGTTTTCCATTTCTATCCACCAAGTTGCTCTTTCAGGCTTGTCCTGAATCAAAGTTACCAAGGTTGCATCGCCCTTCATAAAGCACAAATCACAGTTAGATAGTTTGTTCTGACCAACTTTAGGTAGTTGAAGGTCAAAACTGTTGTTTTCCCAAAATTCGGCTATGTCTCCACTTTGGATTCCAGCCTGTGCCAAGGGACACATGGCAAGCCCGACTTTGGCAACCCGTCTTGGTTCATCAGCCCTAATCCCAACTAAATGCTGGTCATCATCAATGTCTAAATTTATGCTTTTCAGGTATCTACGAATGGCATTTATTTTCAATTCTGATGTGCAAAACCTCATAAAGTTGTTTGGCAACATCTTTTTGTCCATAATCATTGCTTCAAACGGCTCTCCATTCCTGCTTGCTGTCTCGAAATTAACCTTTTTAAACTTAGGTTTATCAGAAATATATTCGAGCCAATGGATTTGAATACCCCAGTTTTTCTCGCAATCAGAGATAAATTGCAAAGTTTCTTCTGCTTCTTTACCTGTATTGGCAAAGCAGACTATTGCTTCCTCTGGCAGGCTCATCTGGTGAGCCTCCAAGATGCGGTAAAGCATATAAGCGGAGGTTCTGCCACCTGAAAAACTGATGACAGTTGGTTCGTTTATTAAAAATGGGTTCATTTTTTTATCATCCTGTTAATGTAGTCTTTGACAAATGAGGGCATAGGCGCAACATTCTTGGTATCTTCCTCAATCTTTGCAAGGGCAGGGTCTTTGAAGTTGACATTGACATTGACAGTCATATCAGGGATTTCAGCCCCATCCCACCGCATTTGATTGATGTAGACAAGGGGCGAGGGAATAAATGCACCATCTCCCTTTTTCCATTGTTCGGTAGTCTTCATCCATTCAACGTGTTTAATTATTTGGTCAGCCTGTAAGTCCAACTTCAATTTAGACCATTTGGCTTGACAAGTGGCTTTTCCACCTTTTCGGGTGCTTTTAGGCCATGCGTTCCAGAACTCTTCAAACATTGTTATCCTTTCGGGCATAGTTTCTCCAAGGGTGGATAGAACCTATTTCTATCCTTCCCTCTCCAGACTTCATTGTGTTCATCTTGACTCCTATTTACATTGAAATAACAAAAAGCCCCAAGTGCGCTTGACGGGTTTGTTCGCTTATAAATATGGCCTTGTTTACCACCGATGAACCATATCCTTTACCAGTCGCCAAACCAACGCTGGTCGCATTTTTCACAAGGGGTGTGCTTGTGTGCGGTGTTTCCTGACTTGTCAGCCCATGCAGGCTCGGTAACGTATCGTGAGTCAGACGGAAGTCATTGCAGAAACAAAAAAGCCACTTAGCGAAACATCTTGGTTGCAACCCAACAGTAGGACTGATGGGCAAGATGCTTCATTAAGCGGCCTTAACATTGTTGTTTGCAACGACAACGGATCGGATTATACCGATGTTCTAGGATATGTCAAATTGTCCCCAAATTTAGATGGGTATTTCAGGAAATCAAATGCACCTTCCCTGATACCACCCTGTTTAAGGTCAGCACCATCGTAGAGTTCCTTGGTAGTTCCTGCGCTAATCTTGGTGGCTATTGGCCTTCCCATCGACCTTTTCTCTTCCAGTTTGGCAATGCCAAAACCTGTAATTCTGTAATAGTCACCGATTAACAAGACATAACCCCAGTTTTCCAAGTCGCTGAGATATTTCTCATAGTGGTAGCCTTGGTTGCCTACCGCCTGACTAGCATGGGTGAAATCTTTGAGTGAACAGGCTGAGTGTTCCAACCTCTTTAGAATGGTTGTGTGACCTAGTTTTAGTTCCATGTTGTCTCCTTTGATAGGCAATCCTATATCTAAATTTAGTTTGTCAACATAGGGTTTGTCCTAGTTCACAAGCCTTTTTTAATCCTTGACAATCCCATTACCAACTTAAACAGGAGTTAAATATGTCGGTAAAACCTAGTGACTTTAAACATGAGATTTGTGTCTACCTTGAGGGCATTGGAGAGTGCTTAGTATGCTTTGACATACTGACACCTGGCGATGAACTTGATGCTGACCACAGCGATACCTATGAGATTGACTTTAGTGTGTTTGACGAGGACGATAAGCACATTACTTACGATATAAGCAAGAAGCAATATAACCATTGCAATAACAAGGCAATGGAAGAAATGTTAGACATCACAACTGCTTGGCGTAAAGAATGGCAATCTGCTTATGGATTACGAACTTATAGAACTGAAAGCGTATTTAAATGACTAAACAAGAGATGATCACGCACTTACGCATGGCGGCTTGTAATGAGAATACAGTCACAGGCATGGCAAACGCATTTGACTTAGGTGCTGAACATGAACGGGATGTTATTGCTTCCATCATATTCAACATGGTGAAAGACCAACATCTTGCCCAGAACATTGTTGACACGATGAGGGTGAGAGAATGAACGACAAACTTGACGAAGCCTTTGATTTACTGGAGTTTGATGTGACTGACCAGATCAGAAACATGGAATACCTTGCTGAACAAAAGAAGATTTCTACTGGTGTTACAGATGGCGGTATTCAAAGAGCCTTGGTCAGGGATTTGACAGAGAATCTACGCACATTACAAACAAGTAATGACCCATTACTGTTGCGTAATGATGTGTTGGAAGAGGTGGCAGTCGAGTTGGCTAAGTTGCCCTTTGGGGACACAGCCGCTAGTTATGCCGCATTTGTGAGAGCGATGAAAAGTTAATATTTTTTAAAACAGGAGTTAATGATGGATAGACCTACTGTGGGCATTACAGCCCCATACCGCAAGAGCGACTACACATACAAGGATATGCTGTTAGATCGCATCAAAGACCTAGAAGCCTTGGTTGCCAAACTAGAGCAACGCATCAAAGTTCTGGAGGCTAAATGAAAGCAACATTTGAACATGAGTTAGTTAAACGCATGATTGATGAAGCAGTTAAAGCCGAGCGTGAGGCGTGTGCAAAGATTGCTGACGAATGGGCAGTTGGTTGGCCTCACCCTTCACAAGTCATTGCTGAAAGAATAAGGGAGCGAACATGAAAATCAAAGATGAACTACAAGCCATCTATGAAGATGAGGAAAATGTCTACTACTGTTGCTATTGCTTAGAGCCACAAGGCGAGAAGATTGGCTGTTGCCATGAGAACCACTTTGTCGAGTTCAAGTATCTTGATAACGACTGCAAACAAGAAATTGCACAGGAGATATTAAATGGATGAGTTCAACCCAACTACCCGTATGTTTTCACGTTCTTTGCGTGAGGCATATCCGAAAGATTATGTCAACGAAAACATTGTTGAAGGGCCGTTTTACTCAGCCCCAAACATACACGACATACCCGTTTTATTTGGACTAATTACTGTTCTCGGAATGATTGCAGTTGCTATTTGGAGATACTTTTGAACGACTACTCAACCATACTAATGAGAATAGAACAATCGGTGAAAACCTTAGACAAGAAATGCTTGAACAACAAGTATGATGGATTCATCCAAGACATAAGCGGTATTCAAAGTGATTTAATAATGCTCAGTCATTGGATAGGTGAACAGCAAGTTAAACATAGTGAATATTTAAACAGGAGTAAATAAATGTCAAAGTCAATTCAAACCCCAAAAAGCACACAAGAGTTACGCTCATTCCTTCTTGAGCAAATGCTTAATGTCGCACAGGGAAATCAAGAGGCCACACAAGCCAAAGCCATTTGTAACTATGCCCAACAGGTCTACAACACAGTTAACTTAGAAATGAAGTTTGCTATGTTGAGTGAAAAGATGGAAGGTAAAGAAATCAAGGCTGTTGGATTTGGTGGCTAATGTGGTGGAAGAAAAAATAAAGTTTTCTGAATTAAGAAGACATTTTATGATTCCTGATATGCCTACTTGTGTTCCATCAAACACATTTAGCGACCAAGACTTATCGGTAATGAATGATCATCAACGACCATTTCAGAGGAGGTTAGAAATGTTTGAAGATGGGCATGATCCAATATTCTTGCGAGGTTCTCGCCATGCAAGATATTCTGGTCATCCAGAAAGAAGCATGAAGACGGGTATTTTTCTAACTAATTTATTTGCAAGATATGTCAGAAAAGATAAGAAAACCATTTGGTTTAGAAAAGATTGGTTAGATTACAAACAAGTGGTGGTTGGAAAAATAAGGAATCATGTAAAAAAACATCATCTTTATGTTCACTCACACACTTGGAATTCATTGGAATTTAAACCATTTGAGAAAGATGAAGATTATGGAAACTTGTCAATAATAGGCGTTGATCAATCAATCGGCTATTGTCCAAGTATTTTATGGAAAGGGATCGTAATTAGGGTAAACATTGATGATGATGAGTCAGTAATAGATTACGATAAACGTATTGAAGCAATAGAAAAACTATTTGCTATCAATGAAAAGATGTCAACTTTAACAATTTAAACAGGAGTTAAGAATGAATGTATATCAAAAACTGAACGAGGCGAGAGCCAAGTTCCACAAGAAAGCCCTCAAGAAGTCTGGTCACAATAAGTTTGCTGGCTACAACTATTTTGAGTTAGGTGACTTCGTAATCCCCGCAATTGAAATCTTCAACGAGGTAGGTCTTACTTCCATCATTCGTTTTGGAAAAGAGATTGCTGAGTTCATTGTTGTCAATACAGAAAAGCCTGACGAGATCATCGTCTTTACAAGCCCTATGTCTTCAGCCGCCCTCAAAGGTTGCCATGAAGTACAGAATCTTGGTGCTGTGCAAACCTATCTATCACGCTATCTTTGGGTGTCGGTGCTACACATAGTCGAGCATGATGCGTTAGACGCTACAACAGGCTCTAAAGTGGTTGAGGAAGAAGGAACTCCAGATGAAGGACGGATGCTTGACTACATTGCCGCTATAGAAGCCACTACAACAGTTGATGAACTAAAGAACATCTACATCGAGGCATTTGCGGCTACTGATGGAAACAAGGCATGGCAGACCAAGATGATTGCCGCCAAAGATGCTAAGAAGAAGGTGCTGAAATGAGTGACGAAATCATCCAAGGCACAGACGAATGGAAAATGCTAAGACTAGGCAAAGTTACTGCTAGTCGAGTAAAAGACATTGTTGCCACCACCAAGTCTGGCTATTCAACAAGCAGAGACAAGTACATGACGCAGTTGTTGTTGGAACGTCTGACAAACTCAGTAGCAGAGTCGTATAGCAACGATGCAATGGCTTGGGGCGTAGAGCAGGAGGTCTTTGCACGGGCAAAATACGAGGGATATGCAAGCACTCTTGTTGAGCAAGTGGCGTTCATAGATCACCCAACAATTACTATGTCTGGTGCTAGTCCTGATGGATTGGTGATGGACGATGGTTTGGTTGAACTGAAATGCCCAATGTCTCATACACATTTGGAAAGCATATTAGGCGGTATTGATGACCAATATATGCCTCAAGTACAGTGGCAGATGGCGGTAACAGGGCGTAGTTATACAGACTTATGCTCCTATGACCCAAGGTTTCCAGAGCATTTGCAGTTAGTTGTTAAGCGGATTCCCCGTGATGATGATTACATTGCAAAGTTGGAAAAAGAGGTTGTCAAGTTCTTGGCTGAACTAGATGACAAAGTTAACAAAGTAAATAAGATAGAGGTTTAATATGGAAAAGCGTGATAACAGCGGCGTACTTTTTGCCAATGATAAAAAAGACAATGAGAAAGCACCTAATTACAAAGGGAACATGATGGTAGATGGTCAGGAATATTGGCTATCAGCATGGGTAAAAGAGGGCAAGAATGGTAAGTTTCTTGGTTTGGCAGTATCTCCACGGGATGCACAGCCACCAGCAAGTAAACCTATGCCTAAGAATTTGGATGACGATCTAATCCCTTTTTGATGTATCAATGGGGAAAGCGTAAGTAAATACCCACTAACTTAATTAACAGGAGTAAATATGAGTTTATTAGACAAAACATGGTTTGGTGGTGAAGTAGAAAAGTTCTTTGGTTCACCAGCATTTAAGTTGGCAAGGAAAGACTCGCCACCAACAAGTAAACAAGCGGCACAGGGTGTCAACACAACTAGCCTAGAACAGTTGGTTTACGAGACGATTGCCACATTCCCTAATGGTTGTATACAAGATGAAGTCTTGGCAAGACTCTCAGGCAAGCCATACTCTAGCGTCACGGCAAGATTTAAAGGATTGCTAGAAAAGGGGTATATTGAGGATACGGGTTTGACAAGGGCAGGTATGTCAGGCAAACAACAACGAGTTTTAAAGGCAAAACCATGAGTGAAGTCTTAATTTTCATAGCAGGGATGATTGCACCTGCTTTCCTAAGTGCCGTATTTACCCTCTTTAAGTGCTTAGAGGATGTAATTAAAACTAGGATTAAGTAATGGAAAGCCTACTTACTATCATTGTTTTGCTTGGCATAGGTGTCTGCATAGGTGTTATCGTAATAGGTGCAGTCCTATACATTAGTTGGGACAAAGACTAACCTAAGACCGCTATAGCCTGTTTTACATGGGCTATGCGATCATCTAGACCTATCGTGCCACCATTGATTATCTTGGTGACTTTAGTGTAATCAAGGGCATCCGCTGGTGGATTGAGTTTATGTGTTTCCCAGAACCATCCCGCTGTGAGGGCGGCATATTTAGGGGTTGCAACAAGATCAGGTTGCATAACAAAATCAACACCCAATGCTTTCCCTGCGTGGAAATGGTTTGAATGTCCAGTAAGTTGGACGAGTCCTTTTCCCCTAAACCGATACCCGTCACCAGATGCTTCATCTCGATTCCCCATACGATCTGCGTAAACCTTATTAGCAATAGCACGAGCGTTACCTGCGTACTGGTTAGCAACTTCTAGGGTAGGAAAGCGTTTAGGCCATAGTTTCATCAGCGTTGCCGCCTTGTAATTTAAGTTCTCTTGCAATAGCCTGAAATTACCACTCTCGTGCGAACATTGCCCAATAAACATGGCTTTTTGATTGTTTGTAGTGATGTTGAAACGGGAGAATGTCTCATTCAAGGCATCCACCCACTCAGCACCAATGTGGAGTTTTTGTAGTTGTTCAGCGTTTACCATTTACAGCCTCCATCACTTTGTTGTAACTGTCGATACAGGCGTTGAGTTGGTTGATGGCTTTGTCTCCGTCTGCGATGATTTGAGCAATAAGTCTGAGAGTCTCTGTGTCAGATTCGCTTCCCGCTTGGTTGCTATTTCCGCTGGAAGGGGTGGCACTTGGACTGGTTTGTACGCAACTTGAGGACGGGAGGCGCACCCTACCAGCACGAATAGCACGATCAAGACTAGACTGTTTTTCAGTAATGGCATTATTTGCCTCCATCAATTTAGTTGAGTTTTCAGTAAGTTGTTTGGTTAATTCTTGCTCTTTGGTACGGGCTTCTTCATTCTTGACAGCAATCTCAGACTGCATCTCAATATCTCTAGCATCCCACCCTTTATGGTGTCCATAGAAATAGACGCTAACAGCCACACAAATAGCACCCAAGATAACCCAAGGATTAGGGATCATTGTTCAGCCTTTGCTAAAGCCCGTTCATTGGCTATTTCTTCTTTGGCAGGGTCAATATAGTCAGGTGGAGTAGTAGGTGGTGGTGGTGCTCTCCATTCCTCATCCAAGACAGGATTTACCCATGCAGGTAATGCACCTGAAGGCGATGTCCAAGTAGAGGTGGCAGGAGGCGCAGGGGGTGGGGTAGGAGTGCTAGGAGGGGGTGGAGGTGGTGCAGTGGCAGATAGTTTGTCAGCAACAGTTTGCACACCCTTACGGCTCATCACGCCACCAATGCCGCCAACAATCAGTAAAACAATGTCGTTGAGCATCTTGGCAAACGCCTGGTCAATTGGGGCTATGCTTTTAATAGGCTGAACCACAAAGGCTAGGCTATACAGCATAAAGATAACAATACCAGCAAGTATTATTGTTACGATTAAAACGACACTCGCCCAAACACGAATCTCGATCTCATCTTGCGTCAGAAGCCGATTGACTTGGAACTTGGACAATGTTTTTCTCCAGAACAGGTGCTACTAAATAGTCGGGACAATCTTGGGTAAATTGGCAGTCAGGACGTTGACATTGCTTTGCCGCAAAGTTCTTGGGATTTTGACAATAATATCGAAATCTATCATCACACGCCACTAGCAGGAACAACAGGACGATTACGAATCTCATTGATTTCCCTTTTTAACTTTCTCAATTCCTTGGCTTCTCGCTTGATCTCAGCCTTCATCCACAATGTCTCAATATACGCTAGAAATGTTACAGCAATGACAAGACATAGTGCTACTTGCACCATTATCCTAGCAACAAACTTGATTGTGTCATTGTCTTTACCTGCCACATTATCCATCCCATCACTAGAGAGATAAAAGCCACACCAACTAGACCTGAGACAAAGTAGATAAAGTCAATCTCCCTTTGCTCTTTTGCCCATCTCGCCCGTCTAGTCTTCCTTATTTCTTCATCCCTAGCCCATTCCTGTTCTTGCTGAATCTTGGCGTACATCTTCAGAAACCTTGTATATATTGCCTTTAGTTCAGGAGGCGCATATACAGTCATTTGCTCCCGAATTTGTGCATCAAGGTTTTCCATTTGGAGTTCCACCAAAGCACGTTCAATAGCCTTTTTAGAAGTATTTTGATTTGGGTCATAGTGTTCCTTCGATTCTGCCTCTAGAGAGGCGTAATAGTCGTTTAATTGAGCCTGTATGTCAAAGAAGTTGCCCAGTTGGACTCCAACCTCGTTGATGGTTTGTAACTCAATTTCTTCATAAGTTTGTTGCTTTTTGGAAGCGGCTTTCGCTTTCGCCAAAGGCTTGGGAATGTCTTCTGGCTTGGACTTGGGCTTTGGGCTAAACAGTCCAACAATCCAATCCCAGATTCCCTTGATGGCCTTGACATCAGCCATGACTCCTTCAATTGTCTTCTTAGCACCTTCCAGTTCCATGCGCCCTTCATGGAGCATCGCACAGCCTGATTTAATGGCTGAGACTGCGCCTTGGGCAAGGAGTAGGAGGCTAAAAGGATCAATGGTTTACTCCTGTGGCTGTGGGTTAGCCAAGGTAGTGCCAAGCAAGCCTGAATAGCCAAAGTTAGGTTGCTGTGATGGAGTAGCACCAGACGCTATCTGTTTAACCGCTAACTCAGCCGCCCGTCTACGCAATCTACTTTGTAATGTATCTGCAAGATAACCACTACTAGCCATTCCAACTGCAACAGCAGGATTTGCAATTCCAGCAACAAGCGTAGCACCAGTAGCAAGTTTTGATCTAAATGGACTAAATGAACCCATTACAGATAGGATTGGATCAAGGCTTCCACCTTTAGCAACAGACTTAATTACATTTTGCTCTGTATCGGAAAACAGACGCATTTTGCTTTTGTTAGAAGAAATATTTATAAATCCTCTGCGGATTAGTTCGCTTTCAGAAGCCTTTGGATCAGCAAGTTTGGCATCTACAACATCAAGTGCATCCTGAAGAACTTCAGCACGACTTTGGTTGCGCCAATCTTTTCTTGCCGACATAACGCTAGAAACAGCCTTGTCTAAACCATCCTTGCCAGCAATAACATCACGACCATTCAAAGAACTTATATAGTCATCAACATTATTAACGGCAATTGAACCAAAACGCTTTATTTCTGGATTTGGATTAGTTTTTAAATCGTTCAACATACTACGCATTTTTTCCAGATTTCGGAAAGGAACACGTTCTGTACCAATCATGGTTTGAATAGCATCAAGGCGGGTATTCAAGGCTTTTGCTTCATCACTACCTTGTATAAGTCGAGCATCTTCTAATGCACTTTTTACTTTGTCTACCATTCCCAAAGCACTTTGTGGTTTGATTGCAACTCCAGCCTCATCCATAGCGTTATATGAACGTGTAGCATTTTGACGAACCTCGTCCATTGTGTATATTGGTGGTGCTTTTTCCCCAATTAGTTTGCCAACGCCACCTGCTGTTTTTGCGCCAACCTTTGCCCCAATTCCAATGGAAGCAATAAGTGCCGCCAAATCACTACCTTGTTCTCCCAAAACTCCAGATGTAGCCTCTTTAGTTACTTCTGCTGTTGGTTGAGCAACAAGTCCAGCCATACCAGATGCAGGTATTTGTTGTGCAAGATTAGCCGCTAATGCAGGTACTTTGGGGGCAAGACCCGCCAACACTCCAGTTCCTGTCATTGCTTGTGTACCAGTCTGAACTGCTCTTTCAAGCATACCTTGAGGCTCTGGCAAACCAGTCTTGGTTAACATTTGACTTTGGGCTTCAGCAACAGAAGGTAATCTGCTTGTTGACCCAGTTAATCCTGCTCCAAGGTTGTATGCGCTACGCAAACCTTCTAAAGTAATTGTTGCAGGTGCAGTTAAACCTTCATAAGCGGCACGACCAAAAAGACCAACTTGACGGGCTAATTCTGGTGATGGTTCGCTATAACGTCTACCTATTCCAGATGTTGCAGTACGAAAAGAAGGTTGACTTGCGGCAAGCAGTTCTTCTTGTGTTGGCTCTGCTGAAGGCTTTGCAACAGGCATAGATGGTTTAATAGATGATGCAATTTCATCTATTTCGTCTTCAGACAATGGAGTTTCAGTTACAACTGTCTTACCTTCAATAAGATATTTAGGCATTATTTACTCCGTTATTGCATGATTTGGTACTTAGTACCTTTTTTAGTTTGACCACTCATAGGCGATTCTTCTGCTTTTAATTCAGGATTCAAACCAGAAAATCTGCTTTTTTGTGGAGCAATGTCAGTTGGAGCAATGCCAGGCAATTCAGGCTTTTGAGTTGGTGTCATTCCTGCACGTGACTCTGCCCTTACAGTTTTTCCTTCAAGTTGCTTCAACAGTCTTGCATAGGTTTTATCAACTTTATCAAGATCATCCGCAAATGTCTTAGACTGTGGATCAAGTTTGGCAATAGTGCTTTGCAAAGCATCAAACTCATTACGAGTAACTTGTCCCAAACCAGATGCACCAGTCTTACTAGCCTCTTTCAAAGCAGTAAGTTGAGACAAGGACAAGTTGGCTTTAATGCTCTCTAAATTGTTTTGAAGAGTTTTTGCATCTGTTAAAGGCAATACAGACAAGAAACTTCCATATCCTGTTGTATAGCCACTTATCAATTTTTTAGTTTCTCCAATAACGTCTCTAATATCTTTAGTTCTACTGGTTAACTCATTCAAAGCCTCTGCTTGAGAAACCTGCGCCTCTTGGGATTGAGGGGTTTGGATAGTGCTAACACCACCCGCAGTTCCAGTTGTTTGAGGAATTTTCAAATATTTAGCAACATTAGGGGCGGCTAAACCAATGTTCAATGGATCAATTGTGGTTAGTTCACCAGTATTCGCATCACGGAATACCTTTGGCTTCAGTTCTTGAGCAACTTGATAACGCAAGGCACTTTCTTGTGGTGCTGTTAATGCTCTGCCTTCTTGTATCGCTACATCTGCTTCAGAAATCAATTTACGATTGCGTTCAGATGATGTATTTGCTATTTGATACTCATTGGCTTTCTTAGCCTGTGCTTCACGCAAACCAATAGTTGCCTGTGATTCAGCCCGTTTTTGGGCTAACTCAGCCAAACCATAAGCACCTTGCATATCACCGATTTGAGCAAGTCTTCCAGATGCCGCTTGTAGTGCGTCTGAATCGTTTAAATCAATACCTTGAATTACAGCATTTCGTGCGCTTATCAGTTTTAACTGTGGGTCTTGTACGCCCATAACTCCACTAATACCACGACCTAGTTGTGTTGCACCCGCATAAACATTGGCACGACCAAAAGCATCTGGAGCCAATTGCCCCATTTGTACGCCTTGTTGCAATATGTCTTCACCAACTTTTTGTTGGTACATCTCAGGAGTAATACCAAACAATCCACCTACAATATCTTGTGCCATGATTGCTCCTTAAAAGTTTGCGTAGCCAAGTGGCACATAACCGCTACCATATACATCCAATGTTGGGTTTTGCATACCAGCACTTGTTATGCCTCCACCTGCGCCACCAGTATTAACCAATGGTGATGTTAGATAAGTACCTAATGCGTTACCCAATAAAGAATTGGGGTTGCCCAAACCACTCAAACCATAGGCCAATGGATTAGCGGTAGCCCCTGCGGATGTACCTAAAGCACCACCATAGATAGAACCTCTTAACCCTATCTCTCCAGCCCTTGCACCAGCCGCAGATGATTGACCTGCAAGACCTTGGCTTAAAGAGAAAGGCTGTTGGGCAAGTTGCTCTAGTTGACCAGCCTGACCAAACAAGCCTGTACCAAAGGTAACTTGTTGCTGACCAGCCTGTTGTGCTTGTGCCGCCAACTGAGCATCTTGTTGTGCCAAAGCGTTGTAATAGGCTTCTAACTCAGGATTAGAACCCATCAAACCTTGTGCGCCACTTGGACGCAAACCAGTAGAACCTACTGACAAACCACCACGACCTGTTTGGAACTGTTGGTTTCTAATGTTTGCCAACTGTCTTTGCCGACTAGGATCAAGCAAGTCATATTGCTTAGACATATATTGTTGAGCAACTTCTTCAGGAGTCTGCGCTAAGTAACTAGCACCTAAACCCATAAGTCTATTTTGGGCAGAGGTGATCTCAGGTGCGGCTGTATATCCTGCGCTTATCAACTGACCAGTAGTAGGATCAACTTGAAAGTTAGATGTACCAAAACGGGTAGTTGTGCCAACGGGTCTGAATTGTGCGCCAGCAACGCCTTGTCCTGCCGCTTGCTGTATGTTTCTTTGTGCTTGAAGTGCCGCATCCCTAGACTGTTGCATTTGCAACAAGCCACCAGCAGTTTGCAACCCACCTTGAACAACGCCCTTTTGACCTAAGAAGTTCAACGCTCCCTGAGCCGCAGTACCGCCAGCCGCCAATGCTCGTTTAATTAAGGCTTGTGTAGCCGAATCCAAAGAACTATTGCCACCATAGGTTTGCATAGTGGCATCTATTTGCGCTGGGGTCATTGGTGTTGAACCAAATCCAGTTGTCGGGTTTTCTGTACCTAAACCGCCATAGCCGTAGAAACTATTTTGTAGAGCGTTAGGATCACCATAAAGTCCACTAACAGCCTCTCCAGTATCGAAAGGTGGATTTGCAGTGTATCCAGTAACAATATCCATATAATCATCTGCCATATTATTTGCTCCCGTTGTTCCTTGCCCAATATTTAATTCAGGCACATAATCTTGTGTTGCAGTTGTTCCACTTGTTCCACCAGAACTTAATAAACCAGATGGTGTTACTTGGCTTATTGCCGCATTTGTTACGCTACCTGCTAGTGCTTGATCTAAAGGCTTTCCACTAAGTAATCCTGATGCAGTTCCGCCAGCAACATTGCCACCAAAAGTAGAACCTGTTTCAGCACCGACTGCACCACCAATTTCTGTTCCTGCATAACTAATTGCCGCTTGCTTTAATACTTCTTCAGGAGATTTTCCTTGTGCTATTGCAGAACCACCTTTTATATAAGGTATTAGTTCTGGTTGCCCTGAAGCAATAGCCGCCGCAATAGCCGCAGTCTCTAGCGGGTTATCTAATGCCGCTTGAATAGTTTGCTCAGCCGCCTTTACAACTGGCTGTACTACTTGTTCAATAACAGGATTAACTATTTGTTCTGTGACTGGTTCAACCACAGGATTAAATACTGCCCCAATAAATCCACCACAACATCCCATGTTATATCTCCATTGACATTAAGTAAGGGTCAACTTTTCGTTTTTCATCTTTCTTAAAACTAACGGAAATTGCTCCTGCGGTTTTTGCTAGTCTTTCTGCTGTGGTTGTATTATCAACATACATCTGCAATAAACGAATATTTGCTTTTTTCATGGTAGCAAAGAATTCTTTAATTGCTTTTATGTAACCCATTGCATTGCCACCATTGACAATGTAAAACAATGCACTATTGCCAGAAACCTTATAAATAAACATACAGTCGCCAGAACGAACAGCAAATGCGTGTTTTTGCTTTAATGTGCCATTTATTTCGGCAATCATTTGCTCTTTTGTCGTATCAAGATTGTTATTCTTGATATGGTTTGCAACAATTTGTTCTGGAGTCATTACACAGTTCCATTCGCAATGATGTTGCCAAGCACAGTCAAATTACCAGAGGCATCAATCTTTGCCACAGGCGTTGCTACATTGTAGATATACAAGACATTTGATGCTTCAACAAACGAGAAGTTCGTAAATGTTCCATCTGCCTTGGAAGCAATAGCAGTTTGGATATTAGTAAACTCTGTGTCGATCTCAGTACCCTTGACAACCTTGGAAGCATTGCCTGACGCAAGCGCATCTTTAGCCGCAAAGTTGGTGGTTTTTGTGTAATTAGCCATATTTATTCCTTACCCAAGTTTTCCGTTTTTAGCCTGAATCTCAATCTTTTGGATGCTGATAGCAGAACCATTGATCTGCACTTCATACGCTGTTTGCACAACTTTTCCATAGCCAGATGCTTGACCGATCAAGGTAGAGATTTGTATACCTTGTGAGTAGTACGCCACAGGAACACCATTTGCACCATATTCTGCAACGCCATACTCAGCGATTGTTGATATTGGAATCTGCGCCTGAGTAGAATAGTATTGACCAGAAAAGTCAAATGACCATTTAATTGTTAACTGTTGATTAGTTCCACCAATAACCACCACAGAGATTTTCTTCAGAATTGATGTGACATTCTGATCGCCAAGGTCAGCATAGTTGGTGTAATACTGCAAACGATAGGTAGAGGCATGGTCAAGATATGTCTCATACTTGCCAACATACCCATTCTTGCCAATCAGTAAATCACCATTTCTGCGAGACAAAAGAGCAGTTGGCTCAATAGAGTCCCAAGTTGTTACCCTAGCAGAACCATCCTGTAACTGAGCCTTTGTATCAAATACATAGACTTGTTTGGCAATAGGAAGGGTCAAGAGATAGAAAGCATTGACTTCTGAATAGACTGCCTTAACGTTTGCCAATGTTTCAGACGCTACATAGGTCATCAAGTCATTACGCACATTCTTAGACAAATCACGCAATGGGGCAGACTTTTCTTGGATAGTACGCAATAAACTACGCACACCTGAGTTAGACAAGAAAACAATGTCTGAACCAGTAGAAACTATGGAATCCCTTGATAAACAACCAATGTTTCCTATGGTGTCAGCCAATGACATTGTGGAAGGGGTTGTTGCACCTGAGTAAACTAATATCTGACGCTTACCAAAGATAACTAAGAAGTTATTGTGTGCGCCCAATCCCATGATTTGATCTGCACCATTAGCCCAAACCCTAGAAACATCAAGAGTTCCAGATGTTCCCGCAGTCCAGTTATGCCCTGCCAACAAGTCAGAAAAACTAATCGTTACATTGTCTGCCGTAGTATCAGCCACCCACAAGCGACCAAATGCAGAAATAACAATGTTTCCCAAAGGAACTGTGCCTGTATAGCCCGTCTTCTCAGACACACGCCTATAAGTAGTAGTACTTACCGCAGGGTCATAGATCAAAGGATCAAAGCCAGACTGGAAGAAGTAGGTAATGCCATTTAAAGATGCACATTGCCAATTGCTTGCAGTAATAGTTGGGGCAGTACCACCACCACCATAGGTCAACTCTACAACAGCGTTAGAGCCATCTAACTTGAATAACTTGTTGTTACCAGCAAACAATACAGTTATTGTTCCATCAAGTTGCACTAATTCATGGATGACTTTTACATCGTTTGCACCTAAGTTGCCAGAGGATGAATTAACCCTTGAAAAACCTTTACGTGCGCCAATACGTCCATATTGGTCAATGACGCAATTGGTGGCAATAGACGCATAC